CTCAACAAAGGTTATTATGCCGCTACGTTCGGTGCAGCACTACCAGCATTCTTTGATAGCGTAGCTGCTGATGCCGTCGCTATCATGGATGCACGTGTCGGGATGAAAGGCGGTCAGATCGTCGCTGGTGGCTTTCTTGAGTCATTAGTAAATAACGCTATGCTGTTGACAGACTTAAAGAGTTTCATGGCTAAGTCAGTCGCAGGGCAGATACCGACAAAAGAGTTTATCAGCGGTATTAATAACTTGATCGTCGGTGTTGATGACAAGCCGGGCGGCATACAGAAACAGATCGATCGTTTTGCGCATGACTTATATATGCAATTTGATTCGGCGGTTAATAATGAGATGGCTCTCGGTTTGGGGTTGAATCAGTTTGTATATCAGGCTGGTGTTATCGAGACGTCGCGTGACTTCTGTGCTGCTCACGATAGTAAAGTATGGACGCGTGACGATGCAGAAGAGTGGCCGCAGTGGACGCCGTCGCAAGGTGACTACCCTGTAGGGTATGCGATAAAACAGAAAGACCCTGATGTTGTGCCGTCATATATTGACTACCCTGGTTATACGCCGCTCATTGATCGTGGTGGTTATAACTGTCGGCATCGCATCGCGTGGATACCAGACGAGCTGGCTGATAAATTTAGGGCAAGGGATAAAACATGATAAATATCATGTAAGAAAATAACAAAAAACATATTTATATACAAAAATTATATTATACAAATAAATAATTGTAATTTTACAAAAACATTTTCAAAATGGATAAAAGAACAAAAATTGAATGTCTTGTTAAGGGTAAGATACTCAAACTAACGCCTGAAGCATTTAAGATGGCAGAAGAATATTTCGGTGCTGAACGTCTCGATGCAATCGGTCTCACGAAGCCGATTGAATTATCAAAGCCGCTGCTTATACCGAAAAAGCCAGTGTTATCACAGCCGATACAGATACCGATTGGACAATTAATCAAGCAAAAGACAGAAGAAGTCATTGCTGAGACTGTTGTTGAGCCAGTAGTTAATACAGTTGCAAAGAGAAAACCAGCGAAAAAACGTAAGTGATGCACCGCGAGATAACATCAAAGAAGAGCGGCTTCATACAGTTTATTGACGAAGCGCAATGGCAATGGTTAAAAGAGCGCAAGTTGACGCGTAACTATCACGTAAAAGAAGTGACGCCGTTGCTGTTACCGAGTTTGAATAAGTCAATATTGAAGCCGAAAATTGAGATCGAAAAACCTATCATAAACAAAAAGACAAAAAAATGAATGATATTGAGCAGAAAAAATTAAATGGGTTTCTTTCCAAAACCTTAAAGATGGAAGCCGAGGACATGGCAAGCCTTTATAATGAAGCCGGGGAGCTTGTCTCCTTAACCGCAGCAGAGAAAGCAGATACCGCGAGAGTTGCAAAACTCAAAGACGATAATGACAGCCAATACAAGCGAGGCCAGAAAGAAGTGGCAAGCAAACTTGAGGCAAAGCTGAAGGATAAGTATGACATTGAATCCGAATTGACTGGGGTTGAATTGATCGACCACATTCTTAGTGAAGAGATAAAAAAGGTTAAGGGCAATGGTGAGGACATCACTGCTCACCCTGAGTATATCAAACTCAAGCTGGAGAACGACAAGTCGCTGAAAGCTAAAGATAAAGAGTGGCAGAAGAAACTTGAAGATGTTGAAGTATCGCATTCGAAACAACTCATCTTCTCAAAGGTCCGTGACCGTGCTTTTGCCGAGCTTGACAATCTGAAGCCGATACTACCGGATGACGCTCGTAAAGCACAGAAGTGGCGTGAGAAATTCATAGATGAGTTTAAGAGTTTCGATTATCAAGAACAGGACGGTAAGTTCATTATACTAAAAGACGGCAAGCCGATGCAAGATAGTCACGGTTATACAAAGTCATTTGAGGAACACGTTAAAGAAACGGCTTCAGATTTCTTTGAGTTTCAGACCGCCGAGCATCGTTCGTCCTCTGCAAATAAAGAGGTTGAAGGTAAGTCGATAACAATAAAGAATGATGACGATTATGTCGCTAAGATGAAACTGGCTCAGACCCCGCAAGAAAGAATTGAATTGTTAAATGCTTACCAAAAAACTAAAAAATGAGCGAGATTGGACATATTGACTGCGGATACTTAGCCACCATTCAGGCTATGCTTGATCAAATCTGGACGGACCCGATCCAGAACATTGACTTTATTGCGGACGTCGAGAGTGCAAAGGCTGTGCTTGAGAACCAGCAGGTGAACTTCCGTGAGATCACAGGGCAGAAGAAGAGGATCATGAGCCTCGAGTGGCTCACAAAATGCGATATCACCACGACAGCGTGTACTGACGACTGCGATATCGACGGCGAAGATGTAACGCCAGAGTGCAAAGAGTATGAAATCGAGTGTTTGCGTGAGACTACGTTCAAGGTGCCTGAGAGGGTTTACCGTGAACGGACTGTTGACATGCAGACAGCGATAGCACGCAACTTGCTTCTGCATAAGAAAGCTCTTGACGAGTGGCTTGCACGTTATATCGTCACAGGCTTAGTCGCTGCTGCTGGCACGAACGCTTACACCGGTGGTGTTGGTACTGTTGCTGCTGCTGTTACTACTATCCCCGCAAACTTCTGGGATGATACCATCTGGGGCTACTGGAACCTTGTAACGCGTTACAACAAATTCAAAAGCCCTTATCTGTTGACAGGCGACAACTTGTATCAACTGATTTTCAACCGTATGCACGAAGCGATGACTGATGCTGGCAAAGCCGGTATGTCAAAGATCGGATCGATACGGCGTATCTACCAAGACCCCGAGAACATCGAAGCTATCGCACCGCATTACACATTCCTGTTACACAAAACCGCTGTTGCTTTTGCAAACAAAGCATGGTACCCACAGGGAGCTGTTAATGCTGAACGTCGTGCTGGTGTTTACTGGATGTGGTCTGAAGCATCGAACAACATCCCCGGTATCTATTATGATATTATCATGAAAGAGGCTTGTGATGAAAACGACTTCACACAGGCATTCAAGATACAGCTTCACGGTCTGTTTGCCGAGAACCCATATCCGTGTGACGAAACGAACACTGGTGTTCTTGCTTTCACTTGTGGCGAAGGGCTGTAAAAACAAACGTAATGTTTAACTAATCAATAAGGGATACTCATATATTTGAGTATCCTTTATTTTTAAAATTATGATTAAATTTGAAGTATTCGATAAATGCAACTGTGGCCAGCGTAAGCGTGTGATACCGCCAGTTGTTGTCCGCAGACCGACGAGAATAAAAAGACCGACGAAATGAGTACTATACCCGAATGTTTTCATGAAATAGTAGGCTTCGCCCGCGAAGAGTGCGCTTGCGTATCTGACTGGGATGACAGCTATGCCAACTCTGACAGTGGTCTTTATATTTCAGAATTGCAGGGCATGAGCCTTCGCATCCTTGACTCACTCGGCGGCTGTCCGTTCATCTGGGAAAAGATGGAGTATGCGCGCATCAATGCGATCAATGCGTTCAAGTCGGATATCATGATGGAGATACTCAAATATAAAGAGCCGATACGTGGACGCTTCACAGGTGATATCGGTTATAAACAGTTCAGTCACTTAGTATCAGGCTCTCACACGTACTACGGCTTGCGTATGTATTCTGACATTCGCGGCGGTACGTTCACTCTTCGAAGTATAACGATGATTCTCAATACGACCGAAGCATTTAATCTTGAGATTTATGACGAGTATGATCTTCTTTATATAATCCCAGTAACATCGCTGGCTGACAGACCGAAGACGACAACAATCACACCGATAGAGTTCACGCTTGATCGTAATTATTATTTTCTTTATAACCCCGTCGGCACACCGTACGTCAATAAACTCATGTGCGGATGCGGTACATATCACTGGTGTTTCTGCCCCGAAGACCCTTGCTATAAATCGTCGCGTGACAAATGGACTGAGTGGGCGATGATCGGTGGTGTCTCTGGTGATGATCTAACTGAGCGCGATGATTGGTCTTGTTCTCAGGTAGCTAATGGCCTTGTTCTTCACGGTAACTTCACTTGCTCGATGCTCAATGCTATTTGTAACGAAGATTCTGACTTTGTGAATAACGAAGTTGATGTTGCGATGGCATGGGCGATACTTTATAAGTCAGGTGAGTTTCTTACGAACTACGTCATGGACTCCGGCGAAGTATCGCGTTATACTCTTCTCGGCGTTGAAGCACTGAATACAAACAGAATTTATTACAACCAGAAGTATGCGGTAATGATTGATTTCATCGCTCGTTCGATTGATGACGACCGTGATGATTGTCTAAGATGCCGCCCGCCGATGGGTATTGGTAAACGATCACACTTTATATGAGCGGCGAAGAAGCTATACAACGTTTTATCAAAGTGAGCAGAGACCTTACAGAGTTCGACAAGATAATGCCGAAGATAGGCTTTTCAGCTAACGCGCTGATCTATGATCGTATTTATCGAACAGGCATGAACGCTAAGTATGAAGCATTCAGAGACTACACACCGGGGTACAAAAAATATAAAGATAAGAAAGGTCATTATCGTGGATTTGTTGATCTTACATTCTCAGGGCGATTATGGAGTAATATCCGTAGTCCGGCAGTCAAGAGTACCGATACAGAACACAAAGCAGGGGTTGTTGTAATCGGTGCTTCAGGGAGCGAATACAGAGATATACTCACTGGATTGACTGACGGTAATAACAAAGGACTGAAAGGTCGTGGTGATATACTTGATCTCAATAACGAAGAGATATCTCTCATTCAACAGATGACTGACAAATGGGTTGAAGAGATCATTAATACTAACGGATTATGAATAACAAAATAGCTAATATCATCGTCGGTTATATTGATGACTTACACTGGATTGATAAACTTGCTGGTCTGACGCAGGTGGCGAAGATCAACCAGAAGTCAGGCGATGGCACAGTTGAAAAACGTTATCCGGTGTCGTGTGCTGTGACTCTCGAAGATTGTGTCGAAGGCTGTTATAATGATCTTGCACCGAACTCAGCATATCAGAGTGTCGTTTACTTCGAAGACGGCGGTCTTTCATTCGTCAGACAAGCAGGAAATAAACTCTATTATGAGAGTACACTTAAACTTATTGCGTGGCTCAACTATAAGAAGCTCGGTGGTGGCTGTGGTTCAACGGGTAATTATATAATTGACATCATACGTGCGTTGCCGACATACCCTGTGAGCATCGACGATCTTCTCGGTGTTAATATACGTGTTGTATCGCAGATGATACGCTCTGACA